TTACTCAGCCGACATTTCCGTAGTGATTTTCTTATAAGGTGAGCGCATAGGTCTGGCGATAGGTTTACGCGTTTGCACATCAAAATAGCGGCTCGGCCAGATAGTTGCAGCGTGTACGCCAATCGCATCACTGATAAGCATTTCCCCTTTTGCCCATGGGCGCGTCAGCGCATTGGCAAGCGTGGATGAACTCAAACCCGCAGCGCGTGATACCGCTGCCAGTGAGGTGCCTTTTTTACGTAACGCCGCAATGATATCAGCGGGGTGCCAGTCTTGATGGAAGGGTAGGAAAGTGGGGCTGTGTGAAAGAGTCATTTAGTTTCTCCAAGGTAATTGGTTTTGACCACCAATGGAGCTGCGAAACTCTTTATTGGTGGTAGCTCAGACAAGGTTCGCAGTACCGGTTACCTTGGAGATGACCCGGCCAGCCCGAAGGCTGCCCTGCCTGAGCCACCATTGAATGTGCAAACGAAGACAGGCGTTTGACAGATGAACGGAGGCGCAACACATAATCATGGGATATATGTGTTCTCAAGGTAAGTTTCGGGCTGCGAAACCCGGCTGTGGATTTTGCCACAGCGGGGCTGACTATATCGCAAATTGAAGACGTTAACCAACCCGCTAACGGACAGAATGCGAGTTGTTTTCCAAAGAATTTTTTCATGTTGCAGGGGTTACAACGGCTCTGTGAGGACAGTTCCAGTGGGCGTGCGGAGCGCCCACAAAAAAGCCCGCATAACTTTCGCTATGTGAGCTTTCGACTTCATCAGTGGCTCTGGTAACCACTGATGGAGAATTTTGGTGGGCTGGGGCCGCCGCACTTGCGCCTGAGTTAATGGGATATAGCAGCCAGAATCCCGCCGTCATACGCTGCGCGATACAGCACTCCGTTGATTATCTGCGTGAGGCGCTGTCGGTGTGGCTGGCCGCCGGTGAAAAAATTAATTATTGCGCACAGGATAATGACATTTTAACGGCCATCGGATTCAGGCCTGACGCGGCTTCGCGGGATGACAATCGTGAAAAATTCACACCTGCACAAAACCAGAATTACGTGAATAAACGCGCAGAACTGGCCGCGCAGTAGCCCGTCAAAAAATCCCCGTAAATCCCGCCATTTTTCCCGAATTAAGCCATGCATGCGTAAGGTGCATGGTTTTGCATGTGTTTTCAAGTCCCGGCCTCCCACGCCAGCGCCAACTCTTGCGCGGTCTGAGGCTGCTCTTGCACTTGCATTAAAAGCGGCCCCTTAAGCGGGCAGGCGTGGCGGGGAGAGCATTGCGCGCAATGTTCAATGACATGATATTTTTCCAAGGCGATTACGCATGGTTATTTTCTGAGTTAATATAATAACAATTATTTAATTCTAAACATTGGAGTGGAGATGAAGAAAATAGGGCAATCTCTAGGCGAATATATGGATATGATTGAGGCGACTGACGATGAGTTATCAGTTGTTATTAAAGGGCATTATGGATTAGAGGATATCATTGAGAAAATACTCACTGTTTCTATTCCTAGTTCTGATGCATTAGATTTTAAGAGGATTACATTTATATTGAAAGTGGATTTGTTAATAAGCTTGGGGGTGCTGGATCGTACATTCAAACCTATGTTTAACTTTATTAATTCTATAAGAAATAAATTTGCGCACAATCCTTATAGTTTGTTTGAAGAAAAGGATGCAGTAAAGATTAAAACTATATTGATGCAGCAAAAAGTTTTTAACCATTTATTGCTGAATAGTATCCAGCCCAAGGACGTCTTAAAGGACTCGCTGTGTTGTGCATACGCACTGATAGAGGCGATCTTAAAAAACAAATACAAGGAAATACATGCTGCAAAACTAGTTAACGAGAGAGTTATTAAAATATTAGGGCCGGTAGAGAAACCTGAGCAAAGAGTAAGAAGAGAAGCTTTTTATAAAAAAGTGGAGGATGAGTTAAGGGTTATCTATCCAGAGCTTTATAATTGAGTTTTAGGAAAGACAACTAATAACTTTAATTGTTGTCTTTCCTTACTAGATGTTATCTAGAATCCTTCCAGTAAATTATTAATTCCATTGCTATCATCATAGCGTATCTTGTCTAATTCTTCTAAGGCTTTTCGATATTTTAGTTGCGGAGTTTTATCAAAAGATAATATTCCCGAGATTAATTTCAAGTCAAAATCTCCATTGCAATTAAAAACATTCGAGAAGTTAACGTCTATTTTTAATTCGTCTGTGTTTTTGATAGCCCTACGCACTTCACGAGTGATATTTTCATCATCGCTATTTAATCTGTTATTGCAATGAAAATATTCTGGATTTCGTGATTTTAAAATGCTAAGGATATAAGAGATAATTGTATCATTTCTGGCTATGACTACCCAAGTATTTCCAATGTCTGCAAAGGTAGTATTAAGAAATCCGTCTTTAGTATTTAGTTCCTTAAATTCTCGGAAGTCACCGTTAATTAAATTTGAAAGTGTGGCATTTTCGACTCTTTTAGAAAATATATAAATCAATGATCTTCCTGGGAATAGTAATTCGGCTTTTGAAACGACCTCTTTTGGATTACAAGATGATTTATTTTGAATGAGCCTATCATATAGGAGAACATAATCTTCTAGTAATGTTCTTATTACACTGGATCTGAATGTTGAGTAATCTATGTCAGCACATAGTTCAAAAAGATTTTTATGCCTTATTGATTCTTCAGTTTGGTAAAGCTTAGTTAGTATTCCTCTTTGTCTCTCTTTAGTATCTCTGCAAATAAACATCGCAGCGAAATATTCCATTAAGGACTTATGAGACCATCTAATGATTGCTCCTTCCTTGACAAATAATGGAACTGTCTCAATTAAATCTTTAATGAAGGAGGTCGGAGAGACTTTCATTCCAGGGATTTTTGATACAATATCATTAATGATTATTTGTAGATCATCTTTAGTAAATTCAATACGCCCCCCCTCTTTAAGACACCAAAAACCCAGTCTTCTTAGTATTTGGTGAAAGTCAGTAGAGTCGAGCTTTGAGTGTTTTTCTCGGACATACCCAAGTTCTTTAGTGAGATCGTGTGACTCAAATAATGCATCGAAAACTTGGCTATAAAAGAGTTCTTTCTTACGAGGGATAATTGGTTTGAACTTGTAAGCACAAAATAATAGTGAAACATATAATGGAGTTGATAGGAAATCATCAAAGTTACGACTTTCCTCCAAACGCACGCCTTTAATTAGTTGTGTTGATATGTTTCCAGTGTTGTCATATCTCCTTATTAGATCATACGCTTGATATGTATCTAAAGGTCTAATTTTAAATCGTGAGAATCCATATAGCTCTGAGAGAAAACTGTCATGTCTGGATGTAATGATTATCTTACTTTTTGGGAACTCATCAGCAAAGTCTCTTAATAAAGTAACTACATCGGACTTAATCTCTTGAGGTATTTCATCAATGCCATCAAAAAAGATATATGAAAGGAATTTCTTTGATGCATTCATTAGAAACATTTTTGCCTAAACCGAGAAGATTTTTGATTTGTTCAGATATACTATAATTTTTTATGCGACGTAATTCTAAATAAATTGGGATGTAATTAGTTTCTTCGATACAGTACATAGCTATCCGTTTCATGAGGGTCGACTTCCCCATTCCAGCAGAATCGGTAATAAGTATGTGACTATAGGAATTAAGTAAATCTATTTTGTTATTAATTAAACATTCATAGTTAGATTTTTCGGTATCATGAAATACAGAAATTGGCTCATAGATTTTTTTGAGTTCGACAGGTGTGTTCTGGAAAGCCAAGGTGTTTACAAGGGAACATTGCCCGCCCATTCTAGAGAGAAAATATTCCATTCTCTCATTAAGAAATCGTGTTGCTTTGATATCCTCATAATAGCCTTTTATTCTCGAGGAAATAATTGGGGCGATTTTGTTTTTAATTACCTCCTTTGCCCAAGGTAGCGATGCCGCTATCATTCCTTCCATTGTTACAGGTTGCATAAGATCTCCTATCAATATTTATAATTATGGACTTTTAAGCCCCACCAATTCATTAGATCAATTCTTGCATTTAAGTATGTTGAGCGATTATAGGCTTTACGAACTTCGTTTTTATCGGAATGAGCTAAGGCTGCTTCAATGACGTCACTGATGAATCCCGCTTCATTAAGAGCTGTGCTGGCAATAGATCTTAAGCCATGAGCGACGAGTTTACCTCCGTAACCAATGCGCTTTAATGCTGCGTTTGCAGTTTGGCTATTCATTGGCTGCTTTGGATCATTTCTACTTGGAAAAACGTGCTCGCGGTGAGCACTGACTGGCTTCATTGTCTCAAGGATTTCTAAAACTTGAGGAGATAAAGGAATAATATGCTCACGTTTGGCCTTCATCCGCTCGGCTGGAATCGTCCAGAGCCTTGCATCGAGATCGATTTCTGCCCATCGAGCACCGGATGCCTCAGAAGGACGCACAAGGGTTAGCAGCTGCAACTCAATCAGACAGCGAGTAGGTATAGACAGGTTTGACATGACTAAAGAACGCATTAGAACCGGTAATTCTTCTGGTCGAAGCGTAGGCATATTCTGCTTTTTGGGTTTTTCAAAAGCCATACCGACCCCAGATGCGGGATTTGCATCAATTAAACCAGTGTTAACTGCATAAATCATAATTTCATTAATACGCTGAACTAAACGGCGAACCGTCTCCAGTGCTCCACGCGCTTTGATTGGCTCCAGTGCTTCAATGATCGTTCTGGCTTTGATCTCCTGAACTGGTATCTCGCCAATAGCAGGGAACACGTCCTTATCTAAGGAACGCCAAATGTCTTTTGCATAATCTGGTGTGACGCTTTTGCTCTTTAGCTGGAACCAATTGGCAGCTACAGTAGAGAAAATGCTGTCGAGCTCTATTTGGCGCTGTTCTGAAACCATTTCTTGTTGCTGCTGAGGGTCTATACCATGTGCCAATAGGGATAAATGCTGATCGCGTATCTGACGTGCTGCTGCAAGCATAATGGCAGGATATGCGCCGAGGCTCAGATTGGTGCGGCTGGCACTGTTTGGTCGCTGGTAGCGAAAACGCCAAAGTTTTTTACCAGAGGTTTTGATGAGTAAGAACAGGCCATCCCCATCGTGGAGGGTAAAGTCTTTTTCGCGGGGTTTAGCTTTAAGAATTTCGTTGTTTGTTAGAGGGCGTGTGATGCGCGCCATGTCTGGATCCCTTCCATAATTGGTACACGTTTATTGGACCACAGTATAGCGTGTACCTAAACGTGTACCAATTTTCACTGGATTCAGGCGGATCGTATCGGACGATTACACCCACAAAAAAGCCCGCATAACTTTCGCTATACGGGCTTTCGACTTCATCAAGTGGCTCTGGTAACCATTGATGGAGAATTTTGGTGGAGCTGGGGGGATTTGAACCCCCGTCCGAAATTCCTACATACCATTTTTATTATAATATAAACATATAATTGTCTTTTAAAACAGGTGGTTGATTGTATATGATTTTAATCCATATTAGCTACTTTTAACTCCCTGCCGCCATATTGTCGCCATTCGATTTAACAATCACTTCAGGAGTCACATAAATTAACCAAGATGGTGAGTAAATATGATGGGTACCTTCTACATTATCAAATAAGTTAAAGGTGGGTTCTGAGTCGTAAATATAGCTTATAATGTTATTAAATGTCGGGGGTTGACTCCCGGTCATTATAAATATTAGTTTTGTTGAAATGTAATACGCCGCCTCTAAGATCTCTAAGAAAATGAATTCATCATCTGTAAATATCTTAATTTCATTATTGCTAGTGCGTATTTTGTAAAATGCTAATGATATATTATCAATGCATAGATGTTCAAATAATAAGGCTATGTTGTATGATACTGTGTTGAGTTTATTTAAACAAGGTGATATTAAGGTGTTATTAGTCGCGTTTCTTTCTAAGCTTTCATTTATAATATTAAGGCTTTCTACTATTTGTTCTATGAATTCTCTGTCGAAATTATAATCAGAATTTACATCCATAGTTGTGGTTGGATATATTTTCTTATACAAATGGTATGGATTTGATATGCTTACTGTGTCTCTTATTGCTATTTTGTGTTCTGAGTTGTATTTGTTTTTCTTTATTTCTCCCTTGGCATCTTTTATTTCGAGTATATTAAATATGGTGATTTCTTTTATTTTTTCAATTATATTTTTTTCATGCGCAAGATATCTATCTATCGCGTTTTTAGATTCCGAGGTATTAATTTGAGATTCGGTTTGAATCGTCCTGTGGATATTATTAACTATAGATGCGAGAGGGACTGAGCTTGCTAAAATTAATAAGGGGAATTTGCTAATCTCATAAAACCTTGCATAACCATGAGCAGAGAGTATAGGGGTTTCCCCCCACCACGCAAACGCTCCGAAATATATAAATGAAAATAAAGGGATGCCTATTGAGAACCAAAAAAGTTTCTGCTTGAATAGATTTTCTTTGTTCAGAATGTACCATTTTCTCCAGATTATAATTGCGAATATAATTAACAATGCTAATAAGTATGAACAAATAGCTGGGTTATCAATAATTGAGGTCAAAAGAATCATAGGCTGATTAGGTTATGTAGTGGGTTTTTAGTTACAGCATCTTCCAGATGCTCAGGTGCGAAATGCGCGTATATCATTGTCATTTTTATATCTGAGTGGCCAAGAATATCGCGCAGCACCAGTATATTTCCGCCATTCATCATGAAATGACTGGCGAATGTATGACGCAGTACATGGGTGCATTGGCCCTCTGGCAACTCGATACCAGCTCGTTTCACTGCTCGCTCGAAGGCTTTTCTGCACGGAGTGAATAGCTTCCCTCTATTTTTGGGGAGTTCATCGTACAGTTCCTGAGATATCGGCACGGTTCGGTTTTTCTTGCCTTTGGTCTTTGTGTAGGTGATCCGGTATTTCGATATCTGATGGCCCTGCAGGTTTTCGGCTTCACTCCAGCGTGCTCCGGTTGCCAGGCAGATTTTTGCAATCGTCAGGAGGCTGTGGCTTTGAGAATCCGCGCAGGCATCCAGCAGGCGCTTCATTTCTTCAGGAGCCAAGAACGCCAGTTCCCCCTCCGCTATTTTAAATGTTGGCAGTCCGGCGAGCGGGTTAGGTGCTGACCAGTGGCCTAGTTTTTTCAAGGTGCCGAAAACTGAGGACAGATTGCGTTGCTCAAGGTTTACCGTTCGGGGCTTTACTGGTGACATAAGCGCGCCATCTTCATTTCGCACTTCACCTTTTAATCTTGCTTCCCGGTATTTCGTAAAGTCCCCGGCAGTTAACTCTGAGGCGACAGGGTTGCCCAGGCCATTACAAATAATACTGAGTTTCGCCATTAGGCGTTTAGGGTCCGCAAGTGTCTGTCCGTAGAGTGAATGCCACTGTTCAATCAGCTCTGACAATTGCCGCCGATCCTCCTTCTCCCCCAGCCACGGTTTTTTGTTCACTTCATCCATGGTGAAGTTTTCAAATGCTGTGGCCTCGCCTTTCGTCGCAAACTGCTTGCGCACGCGTTTACCGTCTCGCCCGTTTGGGTAGCACTCACACAACCATTTTCCGTTCGGCTGCTTCCTGATGGTCATTTTTAAACGCTCTTAATCGATTTGACTGCACGGCCCACAATTTCAATATCATCCAAAGAGCATTCAAAAGATGATTCACCTTGTTGGACAACTAAGCGATTACCGGGAATACGCGCAAGTTTTACGATCGTTTTTATTCCATCAATATCAACAAGCCATACGCCATTAACGGGAGGTGTGCCGCTACGATCTACGAGATAGGAACCATCATCAGTATGGATAAGCAACGGATTGGTCATATTGCGGGGGAGCAGACTATTGTCCAATATGACTTTGCCGTGATCCACTAAGGCACCGCCATTTAGGGTGGCTTTGTCAATTTCAGGAGCCACCACCTCAGATAGTGGTTTAATGTGAGATGGGTTCACAAAACCAAAACTATTTTCCTGCCCATTATTATCATTTTTATCCCCTTGCCCTGTCGTTAACCAGAGCAACGACACCCCAGTTTCAAGTGCACATTGGATGACCAATTCCGCAGGGAAGCTGTCGCGTAAGTATCTGTTTGCCATGGTGCTTTTTGATACTGATAGATGATCGCATAGCTGCTGGCGAGAGCTGAAGTTATACGCCTTGATTAGCCTGTTAATTGCTTCACGACCTCCGCTGTCATTACCAACCTTGATTGATCTCATAAGCAAAACCCTTGACGTATATAAAATGTGATCTTAATATTCACTCAAGGTTTGAAAAACAAACCTCGACCATATAAAACGAGATGAAACGAAACTAAACTAAGAGATACTGCACTATGAGCACTGATATTTCAATTCGTGTACCAAAAGAGATGGCCACGCCTGCAGAGTTCGCGGAATGGGAAGGTATCTCCCGTGGCTCTGTTTATCAAAAAATCCACCATGGTCAACTCGCTAAATACATGGTGAAAAAGGATAAAAACAAAGGCCGGGTATGCCTGCGCTATGCGATGTATAAAACTGATCGTATGCGCGAATCTCTTGGTCATTCCAACTTCCGCGTCATTGTTGGTCAGTAAGTTCAATTATGAGAACTTTCGAAGGGGCTAACATGTTTGATTATAAGATTTCCAAACATCCGCACTTTGATGAATCCTGCCGGGCCTTTGCCTTACGTCATAACATGGTGAAGCTGGCAGAACGCGCAGGAATGAACGTCCAGACTCTGCGTAATAAGCTGAACCCGGAACAGCCGCACCAGCTCACGCCGCCTGAAATCTGGCTGCTAACTGACCTCACCGAAGACTCAACGCTGGTTGATGGCTTTCTGGCGCAGATCCATTGCCTGGCGTGTGTGCCCACCAATGAAGTCGCACGGGAGAAAATGCCGCAGTACGTATTGAGCGCTACCGCTGAAATCGGACGTGTAGCGGCGAGTGCAGTTTCCGGTGTTCAGCTAAATACAACTACTCGTCGTCAGGTTGTTGAAAGCGTCAATTCCGTTACCCGTCTTATGGCTCTTACCGCCATTTCTCTGCAGGCGCGTTTGCAGGCTAACCCAGCGATGGCGAGCGTGGTCGATACCGTGACGGGCCTTGGCTCATCGTTCGGCTTGAGTTGAGGTGTTTATGCTGAACAACGAACCATCATTTGCGTCGTTACTGGTTAAGCAAAGCCCTGGAATGCATTTCGGTCACGGCTGGATTGCAGGAAAGGATGGTAAACGCTGGCACCCGTCCCACTCACAGGCGGAATTACTGGCTGGCCTGTCTACCACGAAGAAGGGGAAGCCATGGCTATCGAAGGCGCTTCAACGACTCGTTCGATAAGCCCAGGGGAGCGCTATGAGGGACTGAACCACATAGCCGAATTACGGGCAAAGGTATTCGGTCATAACGTTGAGTCAGAGCTTGAGCGGTTTATTGAAGATATGAGTGACCCACGGGACGCTAACAATAAGCAAAACAAGCGTGCATTAGCCGCCATCTATTTTATGGCAAATATTCCGGCAGAACGTCACAGCGTCAAAATCAGTGAGCTGACGACTGACGAAAAGCGGGAGCTGATAAAGGCAATGAACCATTTTCGTGCAGTGGTGAGCTTATTTCCTAAACGGCTAACCATGCCGAATTAAACCCACAACAGAAATTAATGGCGTAAACCCGCCGGGCATTCTTTTGCCCAAATTCAGGAGAAACACGATGCGAAATATTGAAATCCGCTCTACCAAAACAGGCCCGGATGATGCTGGGCTTAACCAGTTACTTTCTGATGCACGCATGGAAGAACGCCGGGGCCGTGCTGATGTATTTGCTGCTCATCTGGAAAAACTGGCGGTGCATATCACTCGCGACAAACTCAACGGCACCGAGGCCGCAGAGCTACTGCGTAACGCCGCAGAAACCATCCAGAACGAAGCGCAGGAGATCCACTGATGACTGATTCAATGGACCTTGTGCAAGAGCGTGTAGAAGAAGAACGCCAGCGTCACATCCACACCGCCCGCAACAAAGCGCCGGGCGTTTCCCGTGTGCTGTGCATCGATTGCGATGCACCTATCCCGCCAGCTCGCCGCCGCGCGATACCGGGTGTGCTGTGCTGCATCACCTGTCAGGAAATCGCTGAGTTGAAAGGCAAGCATTACAGCGGAGGTGTTGTATGAGCACCATCCTGAAATGGGCGGGCAATAAAACCGCCGTCATGCCTGAGTTGATGAAGCACTTGCCTGCCGGTTTTCGTTTGGTTGAACCGTTCGCGGGATCGTGCGCGGTGATGATGGCGACAGACTATCCTCATTATCTTGTCGCGGACATTAACCCTGACCTGATTAATCTCTATCTCCAGATTAAATTGAATAGTGAGCGGTTTATTGCTTATGCGCAGGGATTTTTTGAGGGTGCGAAGGGCGAGACTGCTTATTACAACACCCGGCAGGATTTTAACCACTCATCGAATGTATGCGATTTCTGGAAAGCTATATTTTTCCTTTATCTTAATCGCCACTGCTATCGTGGATTATGTCGCTACAACCTGAGCGGACATTTCAATGTCCCTTACGGAAACTATAAAAAACCATACTTCCCCGAGAAGGAAATTCGTGCATTTGCCGAAAAGGCCCAACGTGCCACGTTCATCTGCTCCAGCTATGACGAAACGCTGGCAATGTTGCAGGCGGGTGATGTGGTTTACTGCGATCCGCCTTATGACGGTACTTTTGCGGCATACCACACGGCAGGATTTACTGAGGACGATCAGTATCACCTGGCGTCTATTCTTGAGCGTCGTTCATCAGAAGGTCATCCGGTTATTACTTCCAATAGTGATACCTCCCTGATCCGTTCCATTTATCACAACTTCACCCGGCACTGCATCACCACAAAGCGAAGCATGGGTGTTGAGGCCGGAGACAGTAAGTCTGCAGCGGAAATTATTGCTGTTTCTAAACAACGCTTTTGGGTTGGATTCGATCCGGCGAGAGGTCCTGATTGTTCAGCCGTGCATGAGGTGCACGCGTGAGCCATCACGATGTTAAAAACTACGGCGGCGCGTCTGATGCCGCCGCTGCTTTTGCCTGGAATGCCCCGAAAAAAGCCATCAATCCATACCACGACCCGGCAGAAGTTGCGCCGGGTTCTGCGCTTTCAAACCTGATCACTCTTTACGAAGCGGATAACGAGCAAGAACAGCTGCGCCGCGAGGCATTGAGTGATCAGGTATGGGAACGCTATTTCTTTAATGAGTTCCGTGATCCTGTCCAGCGTGAAATGGAGCAGGATAACCTCATCAGCCGCGCCAAAATGGCGCGGGAACAACAGCGGGCCAATCCCGACCTGGTGATCATCGCTGATGTAAGCGCTGAGCCATCCCACGTCAGAAAACCGCTGCTGGAACGGATTAAATACTTTCATGACCTGGGCAGGGCAAATGCATATTCCCGCTATCTGCGCGAAACTATCAGGCCATGCCTTGAGCGCCTGGCGCGTGTGCGTGACAGCCAGGTGTCTGCTTCCTTCCGTTTTATGGCAAGCCATGACGGGCTGGAAGGCTTGCTGGTTTTGCCTGAAATGAATCAGGACCAGGTGAAACGCCTGTCTACCCTGGTTGCGGCGCACATGAGCTTGTGTCTTGATGCAGCCTGCGGTGATCTGTTCGTCACGGATGACGTAAAGCCAGAAGAAATCCGCCAGTCATGGGAGAGGGTAGCGGCAGAGGCCATGCGTCTTGATGTTGTCCCGCCAGCCTTTGAACAGCTCCGCCGTAAAAAACGCCGCCGCAAGCCTGTGCCCTACGACCTTATTCCGGGATCGCTGGCGCGGATGCTCTGTGCAGACTGGTGGTATCGCAAGTTATGGCGGACGCGTTGCGAGTGGCGGGAGGAGCAGCTGCGCGCCGTCTGCCTGGTCAACAAGAAAGCGTCCCCTTATGTCAGCTATGAAGCTGTGATCCATAAGCGCGAACAGCGCCGCAAGTCGCTGGAGTTTTTCCAGTCGCATGAACTGGTGAATGCCGACGGCGACACGCTGGACATGGAAGACGTGGTGAACGCCAGCAACAGCAATCCGGCGCACCGTCGAAACGAGATGATGGCCTGTGTTAAAGGACTGGAGCTTATCGCGGAAATGCGCAGTGATTGCGCCGTGTTCTATACCATCACCTGCCCGTCACGCTTCCACGCGACCCTCAACAACGGCAGGCCAAATCCAAAGTGGACCAGCGAAACGGTCCGGCAGAGCAGTGACTATCTGGTTGAAACGTTCGCTGCATTCCGCAAGGCCATGCACAAAGCCGGGCTGCGCTGGTATGGCGTCCGCGTTGCAGAGCCACATCACGACGGCACCGTACACTGGCACCTGCTGTGCTTCATGCGCAAAAAAGAGCGTCGGACCATCACTGCGCTGCTGCGTAAATTCGCCATCCGGGAAGACCGCGAGGAGCTGGGGAACAATACGGGGCCGCGTTTCAAGTCTGAGCTGATTAACCCACGCAAAGGCACGCCGACAAGCTACATCGCAAAATACATCAGTAAGAACATCGACGGGCGCGGGCTGGCTAAAGAAGTCAGCAAGGAAACGGGCAGATCATTGCGCGACAGCGCGGAGCACGTCACCGCCTGGGCATCACTTCATCGCGTCCAGCAGTTCCGTTTCTTTGGCATTCCGGGCCGCCAGGCATACCGCGAGCTGCGTTTGCTGGCGGGTCAGGCTGGCAGAGTGCAGGGCGATAAAAAAGCAGGCGCGCCGGTTCTGGAAAATCCACGACTTGATGCTGTGCTGGCTGCTGCAGATGCCGGGTGTTTTGCCACTTACATCATGAAGCAGGGCGGCGTACTGGTTCCCCGCAAACATCATCTGGTCAGAACGGCATACGAACTTAACGACGAGCCGAGCGCCTACGGCGATCACGGTATTCGTATCTATGGCATCTGGTCCCCGATCATTGAGGGCCGAATCTGCACGCACGCAATCAAGTGGAAGATGGTCCGTAAGGCCGTTGACGTTCAGGAGGCGGCAGCCGACCAGGGCGCTTGCGCCCCTTGGACTCGTGGCAATAACTGTCCCCCTGTTGAAATTTTGAACCAATCAGGGGGCGATTTACCTGAAACCAGTGAGAGGGAGGCGCAGCCGGATCTCCATAATCTGAGCGCTAAGGAACGCCGGGAGCTGACCGCCCGGTTGAGGCTGGTAAAAGCGAAGCGTCGGAAAGGGTACAAACAGGATATTACCGATCACCAGCGTCTGCAGCTCGACGCTGAGCTGAGGTCCAGAGGCTTTGATGCGAGTGAAACGGAGGTGGATCTGCTTCTGCGTGGCGGCAGCATTCCATCCGGGGCCGGGCTGCGTCTTTTCTACCGAAACCATCGCCTGCAGGAAGACGACAAATGGCGGCAATGGTATTCATGAGGATTGGTTGATCAGCATGGTTGGTGATCCCTCTCAGAAGTATCTCATTGAAAGACAAAAAGCATTTTACATACGGAAACTTCTTCTATACTGTATGCATAAACAGTGGATATATATGCAGTTGTTTATTCAGTAGTACCGATAGGAGGGAAGATGCAGGACTATTTCTTGGAGTCGTTGAAGCTCCAGCGCATTGATTTTTTTATCAAGCTCGTAGCGGCTAGTGAGTGTGATGATGAGGAAAAACGGTTGGCTATCCAGTGGGTTTCTGAGTTAACGGATGAGTTGATGGCGAAAATTCGTGCTCATGAATACAACCGCTCAATGGATCTTCCCGGTTAGTATCAGGAACGTTGCTGGCGTGAGAACTTGATTCTGGCGCCAGCAAGGTTGAACAACAAGTGCGGCGAGGCGTTAGTTGTTTCATCAATGTAGAAACACTACATGTGCCTTTTTGGGCGATGTAGGTTGAGTTGGGAACGGTTTTTCTTGTTCTGACTGTGAAAATGGGATAGATAAACGAGTCTATAAGATGTTTGCGACCCGGCATTGTTCTACAATAAGGTCATAACAAGAAGAATTATCAGCAATGCCACATGTTATGTAGGCACAGCGAGGAGGTCGTATGACTAAGATACTTGGAAAAATTCTTTCAGCTCCAGGTAGGTTGATGCAAGGTGTCATCCAGCAGGAGATTGAGCAGTCCAACAACAGCAAAATAACCACTGATGCCAATGGTAACGCAGTGCTGAACATGGATAACAAGCAGGTTCGTGAGTCAATGCAGGCCAGAATGAGAGAGCTGGCTGCTAAACGTTAAGGATAAACGATGGGACCATTGGTCATAATGGTTGTACTCGTATGCGGGTTTTGGTACACGGAGAACCACTATCAATCCCGCATACGCCACGCAAGAACTAACGGTTGGACATCATACTTCTATGTTGCAATGCATGGGTGTAAGTTTGTCATTCAAGGATTTGGTTTAGTTCTGTTTTTATACCTCTTACTACTTGCTGTAAGTCTTCTAATTTCGATCCCTCATTTGTTTTCTGCTTCTTATCAGATGAAAGACCTCTATTCGTGGCTAACGAATAAAACAATCCTCTCCTACCCCGTATTTTTTGTCCTTTCTATGGCTGCTGCCAGCTTCATGGCTTATGTCGCGGGTGATGTAGCTCGAAAAGCGATTAAAAATGAAGAGGTCAGACAGGCAGCCTACCGTGAAATGGCCGCAATGGATGGGGTTGAGTCGCTTTTGGTGCAGGCGATTGATGAAGACATGCTGATTTTTGTCACATTAAAATCACGCAAAGTTTATATCGGATATGTCGCTGCGCCTCGTATTGAGCACAGTCACACGCAGCATCTAGCGATTATCCCGTATATCAGTGGATATCGTGATAAGGACACCCTCCGTTATCATGAACAACATCGCTACTACGAGCTGTATCTGGAAAAGGGCATTGCTGCTAATCAGCATGAGCGAGGGTTAAACCTGCAACATTTCCGCCATGTGATACCAATGGATCAAGTCGAAGCTGTTTCGTTGTTTGATACAGACACCTATGTGTCATTTGACAGCTACTCAGTACCAGAGAAGGCAGAGCAGGATATGACTGCATGACTATGCTGCATGAATCCGCATGATCGTTTGAGGATCGTTTTAGCTGAGGCCCGCCAGTAATGGCGGGCTTTTGCTTATGTCATGCAGGCGCATGAAAACCGCTACATAAAGCGGGCAGGCGTGGCGGGGATACGAGCGCGCGCTAGCCTGTAAAACAAACATTATCGCGATGCTAAAAATATTTTATGATTGATGATGGTTTACTGTAAATAAACTGTTTAAAGAGGACTGAGCATGAACTATGAAGAATTAAAAGAACAACATGTGGTGCACGGTGGCGTCGCAGAATTATTAAGGCGAACAATTGTTGAGCAAATAGAGGTGATTTTAGCAAAAAATAATCTAACACTTGGTGTTCCTGTTGAAAGTCGTGTTAAAACAGTTAGCTCTATAGTAAATAAAGATAAAAGAAAAAACCTTGAGATAAATTCCATTGTTGACTTAGATGACTTCATTGGCGTACGCCTTATAATGCTTTTTAAGAGAGATGTGGAAAAGGTGGTTCTGTATCTTAAAGAGCACTTCGATGTTATTAGAGCTGAGAATAAATCGGAAGAGTTAGAGGATGATAAATTCGGATATCAATCATATCATTATATAATAAAACTTCCTGATGATTGGCTGAAAATACCATCCTTCGCAAGCTTCAATAATTATAAGGTTGAAGTTCAAGTTAGAACTCTTTCTCAACATATTTGGGCCGCAACGTCACATAAGTTGCAATATAAAAAAGAACAGAATGTGCCGTTGCCATTGAGAAGAGCAATACATCGAGTTTCAGCCCTTTTGGAAGTGGTGGATTTTGAATTTGAGCGGGTTTTAAATGAAAGGGTTGGGTATATCGGTAGTTTGAACGATGAAGTAAATTTAAATGATGGGGAAACACTAAATGTCGACATTGTAAAAGTGATTGCAAGTAAGCAGTTACCACCAAAAAATAAAACTGACGATGAGGATTTTGATGATATTTTGTCCGAGCTAATATTCAATAATATAAATACTGTGGGCGCATTAATATCCAATCTGAATAAGGGTTTACCTAAAGCATTAAAAGAAGATAAAAGAGTGGCTAAAGCAACCTTGCAATCGAGTGACGAATTAGATGATGAAGATGATTATGAACGAGCAAAGTTGGGTGTGTATTTTAGTCATGTGGGGTTGATTAGAATGGCTATGAGTTACGCATTGGGGGATGAATATATTAAACTTGCATCGGAAGTCGAGTGAAACTATAACTACAGGTGCGTGGTATACACCTGTAGTATCATTCACTCTAAGCTATAAGGGTGAAATGATAATATTTCTTCCCCTATCCATGTATTTATCTCTGATAAGCGTTTTTGCAATGGATTTAATTCATTTCTGACAAACACCTTACTCGCCTTCTCCACATCCCCAAAACCCCCAACATTACTCGGCATGATGCCCATCATCTGCGGCGGCACGCGATGCGCCGCCATCATGTCATCCCGGCTCACGTTCTTGATGTTCAAAAATTCATCCTTTGCCGCCACTTCTGACAGCGGGATGATCTGAATGCCATCCTTCTTCCCATTGGGCGAGTACATAAACAGGTTGCGGAAATTGCCCGGACCTTTGGCGCTTTTCATGGCCTGGCGGATGTTGTTCACATCCTCCTGGTTCTGCGCGGCGTCGGTCATGTACATGATGAAGCCCGCATGGCTGCCATTGATGTAATACTTCCGGCGGAACAGCGTGGCTGACTCGTTCAGCAGGGCGGAAGGGATAGCGGACAGATATTCTGGCAGGCCGTAAATCTCCTGGTTCAAATCTGGCTCCATCAGGTGAAAGATGCTGCCTTTGGTAAACTCATACGGCTGCGTGGTCAGGCCGTATTGCACAAACCAGTAGGTGTCTAAATCGATCCCGCGGCGGGTGTATTTTGCCAGCGATGGCTCCAGCGACAGAATACCGCCCAGCCGGTTCGTCCGTTTTTCCAGGTAGGCGTTACCGAACACCAGATAGTCCTGCACGAAACGGCTGAATGCCTGCTGGCTAAGCAGCGGGTGCGGGATAAACGTGCTGGTCAGAATATTGCGCTTAACGGCAATCGGTGAGCTGTGATGCACGGCGGCACGGTAGGTCCGGGCCAGACCGTCAAAGCTCACGGGCGGCTCATACCATCTGTCCATCTGCACGCACTCCACATAGTCCAGCAGTTCGCGGCGGTCCAGTACCGGGATCGGGTCGCCAAAGCTGAACGCTTCCGCGCGGGCGCTGTTCTGCATCTGCGCAGCTTCCTGTACTGGTGCGGTGCTGGTGAGGGCGTCGTGTTCACTCATTAAAAAATCTCCACAATGTTGCTGGTATTGGCGGCCTCGCCCTGCAGCGGTTCGTTAAACAGTGCGTGCATCGTTGCCCAGGCCAAATCTGCATGGCTGGCTTCTTCGCTGCGGTTGGCTTCGTAGGTTGGGCGGTTGCCGCTGGCGGTGGTGGCCCGGCGGATTGCCATGAATGACTGCGCAATGTCGGTGTGCCCGGCGTCAAACTCCAGGCGGCGGTGGCTGATAATGTCGTATGCCTTGAGGACCAGGGCGTTTTTGACGTTTGGGTTGTAAACAAACTCACGCACGGCAGGGAAGAATGCCTTCACGTTCTCGTAAACGCCGTGGCCCACGCCCGTCGAGTCGATACCGATATAGGTCACGTTATACTGCTGCGTCAGCTGTTTGATGGCGTCGGCCTGGGCGCGGAAATCCATGCCGCGCCACTGATGGCGTTCCAGTATGCGGAACTTGCCGCCCGGCACGGCAGGCGGAGCCATGACCACGCATCCGGCGCTGTCGCCGTTCTGCGTGCCTTTTGCCGGGTCGTAGCCGATCCAGACTTCACGCCAGCCAAACGGGCGCAGGGCCAGGGCCTGAAAATCGGTCCAGACTTCCCAGCTGTCCACCATGCACGCCTGCAGCTCGCTGAGCGGAAACACCGACGCGAGGTCGTCGATAAATTCACACATCAGCAGGTTCTGGTATTCGTCCGGACTGTACTCCATGCGCAGCTGGTCGATGTCGAACAGGTTACAGCCGCCACGCACCGCATCTTCCACGGTGACAATCTGGCGGTATTGTCCGTCCGGACAGAGCAGACCAGGGGCCAGGCTGCCGTGGGTCAGGTCAATATCCACCTTGTCCGTTTTGGCGCGGCCCCGGTTGAACAGCGCCCCGGACCAGAACGGATAGGCACTGTGTGTCAGGCTGGACGGCGTGGAGAAGTAGGTCTGACGCCAGCGCTTATGGATCGCCATCCCGGAAGCCACTTTGCGCAGCTCCTGGAATTTAGGTATCCAGAAATATTCGTCCAGGTACAGGTTGCCGTGGTAGCTCTGTGCCGTGCGGGCATTGGTGCCGAGGAAATACAGCGTAGCGCCGTTGGGCAGCACCATCGGATCGCCTTTCAGCTCCACATCAACCTCTTTGGCGAAGTCGATAATGTACTGCTTAAAGACGTGCGCCTGGGCCTTACTGGCTGAGAGGAAAATCTGGTTGCGCCCGGTGGTGATGGCGTCAATCAGTGCCTCACGGGCAAAGAAGAAGGTCGCGCCAATCTGGCGGGATTTAAGCAGGTTGCGGATGCGGTGACGGTTGCCCGCCTCCCACCAGTGGCGCTGATAGGCGAACATCGAGCTGTGGAAAATCTCCTGCAGCTTTTCGGTCTGTTCGTCGCTGAATACGTTTTTTTCCGCTGGCTTGCGCGGGCCTTTGTTGCGGTTTGCCACGTTGGGGTTGAGGTCGGCTTCATTACCGCCGTCGTTAAATTTGCCAATGCGGGCATGGCGTTCTGACTGGCGCGCCAGCAGGTCAATCTCTTTGAAGTCTTTCCCTTCTTTCTGCTCCTTCATGATGAGCTGGCAGTAACGCGCGGCAGTGGTGAGCTGCATCTGATCCAGCGGGCCGTATTCGCCCCACTTGTCGCGCTTCTTCCAGCTGTGTACGGTTGCAACTTTCTCGCCCAGCATTTCAGCAATGCGGGCTACGCGGTATCCCTGAAAATACAGCAGCATGGCCTGCCGACGGGGATCGAGATCTGCGGGAGTCAGTGTGATGTTCATGGCACAAGATTACGGCCTTGCCTGACACCTTTCCCCGGCTGCGTTTTGTGTAGTGAACCCCACAAAGCCCGCGCGTTGTTTCACTCCCCCCGTCCCGGCAAACATAAGGCTCCAGTAAGTTATTTCTAACGGAGCATGGCTCATGACAGCGAAAGCAAAGCGTTTCCGCATCGGGGTGGAAGGTGCCACCACTGACGGACGCGAAATCCAGCGTGACTGGCTGGTGCAGATGGCAGCCAGTTACAACCCGGCGGTGTACACCGCGCAGATTAACCTTGAGCACATCAAGTCCTACGTGCCGGACAGCACCTTTAACCGCTACGGCACCGTGTCTGCGCTGGTTGCAGAGGAAATTAAAGACGGCCCGCTGGCGGGCAAGATGGCGCTGTATGCCGACGTCACCCCGACCGATGCACTTGTGGCCCTGGTGAAGAAAGGCCAGAAGCTTTTCACCTCCATGGAAGTCAGTCCGCAGTTTGCCGACACCGGGAAAGCCTATCTGGTAGGACTGGCTGCCACCGATGACCCGGCAAGCCTGGGCACCGAAATGCTGACGTTCAGCGCTACCGCCACCCACAACCCGCTGGCGAACCGTAAGCAGAACCCCGACAACCTGTTTTCTGCAGCTGCCGAAACGGTTATCGAACTGGACGAAACCCAGGACGACAAGCCATCCCTCTTTTCCCGTGTCACTGCACTGTTTGCCAAAAAAGAGCAGACCGATGATGCGCGATTCTCTGATGTGCATAAGGCCGTCGAGCTGGTTGCCACTGAGCAGCAGAGCTTTGGCGAACGTACAGATAAATCCCTGTCAGACCAGGATACACGCCTGTCTGAGCTGGAAACCGCACTGCAGAAACAGCAGGCCGATTTTGCGGCGCTGCAGCAGCAGCTGAATGCCGAAGACAGCCGCAAGGATTACCGCCAGCGTGCGCCGGGCGGTGACGCGCCGGCTGGCACCGTAACTAACTGCTGATGGAGCACACAACCCGATGAAACAGAAAACCAAATTTGCTTTTAACGCCTACCTGATGCAGCTGGCCCGCCTGAACAATGTTCCGGTGGAGGAATTGTCCAGCAAGTTCACTGTAGAGCCGTCCGTGCAGCAGACCCTGGAAGACCAGATTCAGCAGTCCGCCGCGTTCCTGACCCTGATTAACGTCATGGGCGTGTCTGAGCAGTCCGGGCAGCTGCTGGGGCTGGGTGTGGGCAGCACCATCGCCGGAACGACCGACACCACCGCCAAAGAGCGCGAAGCGGTTGATCCAACGCTGATGACGGACGTGGAATACAAGTGCGAACAGACCAACTTTGACACGGTGCTGACCTACGCGAAGCTGGACCTGTGGGCAAAATTCCAGGACTTCCAGCTGCGCATCCGTAACGCCATCATTCAGCGCCAGGCCCTGGACCGCATCATGATCGGCTTTAACGGCGTGAAGCGTGCCAAAACCTCCAATCGTGTTGATAACCCGCTGCTGCAGGATGTGAACAAAGGCTGGCTGCAGAAAGTGCGTGAAGATGCGCCGGACTGCGTAATGGGCAGCACTACCGATGCCGACGGCACCACCACGGCAGCCCCGGTAAAAGTCGGGCCGGGTGGTCAGTACATCAATCTGGACGCGGTGGTAATGGATGCCGTCAACGAGTTTATCGACCCGATTTTCCAGGACGATGACGGTCTGGTGGTGGTCTGTGGGCGCGCCCTGTTGGCGGACAAGTATTTCCCGCTGGTCAACAAAGAGCAGGACAACAGCGAAAAAATCTCCGCCGATCTCATCATCAGCCAGAAACGTATGGGCGGTCTGCAGGCGGTGCGTGCGCCGTTCTTCCCGGCGAATGCTCTGCTGGTCACTCGCCTGGATAACCTGTCCATTTACTGGCAGGAAGACACCCGCCGCCGGGCCGTTATCGACAATCCAAAGCGTGACCGCATCGAAAACTTTGAATCCGTTAACGAGGCGTATGTGGTGGAGGACTACCGCTGCGTGGCTCTGGTGGAAAACATTGATATCGGTGACTTCACCCCGCCAGCTGCTCCTGAGCAAGAACCAGCCGAATCAGGAACGGGGGAATAACGCATGAGCCTGAGTCCCGCACGGCAACACCGCCTGCGCGTTCAGGCTGAACAGGCCGCCCGCACGGGCGGCAGTGTTCGGCATGCGTCGGGCTATGACCAGATGCTGCTGCAACTGGCAGAAGACAAGCGCCGCCTGAAAGGTATTCAGTCCACGGTGACAAAGGCGCAAATCAAGGTGGAGCTGCTGCCGAAATATGCCGCCTGGGTGGAGGGCGTGCTGGCGGCGGAGGCCACGCAGCAGGATGACGTGGTGATGTACGCCATGCTCTGGCGTATTGATGCCGGTGATTATGCCGGATCACTGCAAATCGCCGGGCACGCGCTGCGCCATGGCTGGGTGATGCCGCTGGGCAACCGCAACACGCAGACGGTACTGGTTGAGGAGCTGGCAGATGCAGCGCAGGCCGCTATCACCGCCTCACAATCTTTTGAGACGGAGTTTTTGCTGCAGGCGCTGGATATAACCGACGGCACCGACATGCCGGATCAGTCTCGCGCCCGTCTGCATAAAGCCATTGGCCTTTTGCTCTGCGAAGCCAGCCCGGCCTCTGCCCTGAATCACCTCACTCATGCGCTGCAGCTGGACCCGCGCTGCGGCGTGAAAAAAGACAAAGAACGGCTTGAGCGCAGACTGCGCAATGAGAGCCAGTGACGGAACGTGCCCCGCGCACGGGCGGCACGGGATGGCGACAGGCAGTGCCTTATCAAAATCCCGTCCACCGCCCACTTTTTCAGGAGAAAGCTGTATGCAGTTTGTTGCGCCTGAGCAGGCCCCGGAACAGGCGGAGGTCATCAAAAATACGCCGTTCTGGCCTGATGTGGACCTGTACGAATTTCGCAGCGTGATGCGCACTGACGGCACGGTAACGCCCGCCCGGCTGAAACAGCTGGCGCTCACGGCAATGTCAGAGGTCAACGCGGAGCTGTACACCTTCCGCCAGCGCCAGCAGGTGCTGGGCTACCGGATGCTGGCAGATGTGCCCGCCGAAGAACTGGACGGCAAAAGCGAACGGCTGCACCACTACAGCAATGCGGTGTATTGCTGGGCGCGGGCGGTGCTGAATGAGCGTTACCAGGACTATGACGCCACGGCGTCTGCGGTAAAGCGTGGTGATGAGCTGACGGAGGCCAGCGCCGATCTGTGGCGTGATGCCCGCTGGGCCATCAGCCGGGTGCAGGATGCGCCGCACTGCATGGTGGAGCTTATCTGATGAAAGTGCGTGCGCACCAGTATGACACGGTGGATGCACTTTGCTGGCGTCACTACGGGCGCACGCAGGGTGTCACTGAGCAGGTGCTGCGGGCAAATCCGGGGCTGGCTGAATATGGCCCCTTTTTACCTCACGGGCTGCAGGTGGAGCTGCCGGATATTACGCAAACGCCCACCGTGCAGACCGTTCAGCTATGGGACTGAACCATGACGCTTGAACGAATCAGCGCCTTTATCACCTGGTGTATCGCCGTTGTGCTGGCGTGGATGGGGGACCTGTCCATCAAGGATGCGTCCACGGTGGGCGGCGTATTGATTGGCGCACTGATGCTGCTGATCAACTGGTACTACAAACACAAAACTTACCAGCTGCTGCGTGCCGGGCGGCTCTCGCGGGAGGCGTATGAATCCATCAATCGTTAAGCGCTGCCTGGTCGGTGCAGTGCTGGCCATCGCCGCCACGTTGCCGGGCTTTCAGTCACTCCACACCTCGCTGGATGGCCTGAAACTGATTGCAGATTACGAGGGCTGCCGCCTGCAGCCGTACCAGTGCAGCGCGGGGGTGTGGACCGATGGCATCGGTAACACTTCCGGCGTGGTGCCGGGCCGGGCCATCACTGAACGGCAGGCGGCGGGGATGCTTATCAGCAACGTGCAGCGCGTGGAAAGGGCCCTGGAAAAATGTGTGCGGCAGACAGTGCCGCAAAAGGTCTATGACGCGGTGGTGTCGTTTGCGTTCAACGTCGGCACGGGCAATGCCTGCAGCTCCACGCTGGTGAAGTTGCTCAATCAACACCGCTGGGCAGATGCGTGCCGACAGCTGCCGCGCTGGGTGTATGTCAAAGGTGTGTTCAATCAGGGGCTGGACAACCGCCGCGCGCGGGAAATGGCCTGGTGCTTAAAAGGAGCATAACGAAATGAAAAAGAAAATCATGAGCATGTTTTTCAAGCTGGTATGGGTTGTGCTGTTGGTTGCTGGCCTGTTGTATCCGCGCAGCGGTGTGCCGGTTCTGGTTGGTGCTGCAGTCTGGGTGTCTTGTTTTCTTGCCTGGCTGCTGGCGGCCCTTTGTATTGTCGGGTGGTTCGCCGGGGAGCGCGTGCGCGATGAGGTCAGAGCGGCGCTGCTGAAATTCAAATCTCACCCGGCAAAACCTGTGCGCACCTGGGCAATGAGGCTGCTTATTGTTCTCTGCCTGGCATTTTCGGGATGGGTGATCACTCTGGTGTTTTATCTGCTGACGGTGGCCTTGTACCAGATTGCCCGTGTGCAGACTTATGAACCTGTGGTGGCCTGATGCGTGTGCTGGCTGTAATGCTGGCGCTGGGACTGACGGCGCTGGGCTGGCAATCGTGGCAGCTCAATAACGCCAGCCACACCATCGAAACCCAGGAAGCTGCGCTGAAAAGCAAAAACCAGGAGCTGGCGAAGAAAAACAACCAGCTGATCGGCCTGTCCATCCTGACAGAAACCAACAGCCGGGAGCAGACGCGACTTTATGCAGCGGCGGAAGATACGCACTCATTGCTGCATCAGCGACAGAACCGGATCGAGGAGCTTAAACGTGAAAACGACGATTTGCGCCGCTGGGCTGACACTCTTTTGCCTTCTGATGTTGTCAGGCTGCGCGAAAGACCCACCTTCACCGGAGGTGCAGCTTACCGTGAGTGGCTGTCCAAAGGTGACGCAGTGCCGCCTGGAAAGGTCAGCGCCACGCAGTAACGGCGATCTTCTGACCCTGCTTGATGAAACGGAGGCCGCCTGGGCGGTCTGTGCCGACAAAGTGGACACCATCGTGTCCTGTCAGGAGCGAGACAGTGAACAAGCCGCAGTCCCTACGCGCCGCGCTGAATAAGTCGGTGGCCTACGTTCGGGAAAACCCGGACAAGCTGCATCTGTTTGTGGATAAAGGCTCACTGGTGGCAACCGGGGCCAGCTCTATGTCGTGGGAATACCGTTACACCCTGAATGTGGTGATTGAGGACTTTAGCGGCGATCAAAACCTGCTGATGGCCCCTGTGCTGTTGTGGTTGATGGAGAATCAGCCTGATGCCATCAACAACCCGGAACTGCGCGAAAAGCTGTTTTCTTTTGAGGTGGATATTCTGCGCAATGACATTTGCGATATCAGCCTGGACCTGCAGTTGACGGAGCGCATTCTGGTTAACTCGGAGGGCGCAACCTCAACAGTTAAGGCGGAGCCGGAGCCAGATGTACCGGAAGAAATGTGGACGGTGAAGCGTGGATAACCTGCAGAAAGTTGACGCCTGGCTGGCGGCGCTGCTGGAAAATCTGGAACCAGCGGCGCGTAAGCGCATGATGCGCGAACTGGCGCAACAGCTGCGCTGGACCCAGCAGAACAACATCCGCCTGCAACGCAATCCTGATGGGACTGGCTACGAGCCGCGCCGGGTAACTGCCCGGACAAAAAAGGGCCGCATTAAGCGGCAGATGTTCGCCAAACTCCGCACCACCAAATACCTGAAAACCGCCGCCAGTGCTGACTCTGCCAGCGTGGAGTTTGCCGGGCAGGTGCAACGGATTGCACGGGTGCATCATTACGGCTTACGTGATCGTGTAAGCCGTAGGGGGCCGGAATTGCGATATGCGGAGCGAAGATTGCTGGGTGTAAATAAAGAAACAGAAACTACAACTTTCGATGCATTGTGCAACTGGCTTACTTTCTAACCCATGTTTCATGGGTTTTTTCTTTGCATTTCAGCATATAATTCTCTAATTCTAGTGCCGGTTTCAATATCTCGATTTGTCATTTCATCTAACATTTGCCTTTCATTTTCATCTAATTTTTCTCGGTCAATCTGTCGAGCACTTTTTTGCAATTTTTTTAGTCCGTTATTAAATCTCCAGCCTTTTTGAAAAGTGTCGATTTCTTTTATGATTACCGGAATGGTTAGTGAAATGAATATGATGCATTGATAATAAATTGGCTCTGATAATAGTTCTATAAGTTGAGTTTTATATTGGTGCCCCAAAACAAAACTGATAAAAATGTTTGTGAATAATGATATTAATAGTAATGTTACATCACTTGTTTTCTTCATTTTTATCTTCCATAGAGCCTTCGATTAAAGTGGCTATTTCCTTTTTTAAACAATCAACGGACTCAAGAATAAGAACCATCATGCTAAGAATTGCCATGGGTAGATATTTGTCTAGATTTCTCTCGAAGAAATTATCGCAAAGCTCGCTTTTCTGACCAAAAAGAATGTGACTAATGTCAATGAGGATTACATTAAACTTCTTGTTGTAGTAGTAGGTGCATAAATTACCTTGTGATTGATTCATTCCATTAACTAATTCTAGAATGGAAATGTACTCTAATTTGTTTTTCCGGAGTTCAATAGGCTGAATGCCTATCGTGAGGGAAAAGTCTGATTGAATGTCTTTGCCATCGCGAGCTGGTTTTGAAAGAATGAATTTAGTATTTCCTTTTTTAAAGGTAACGCTATCTTTATCATCTCTTTCCTTGGTTATTTCTACATCTTTAAGGTTTTTTAATATATCTAGAATTGAATCGAATTTAATCATTATTTTTTCTCAAAAGTTCCCGAATTGTACTGTTGATGATACATGACTAGCTGATTTATGTGTAACCGTAAAGAATGCATTCTTTCATCCTATGAACGCACAACTCACCGAAATCATGCGCCTTATCACCAACCTGATCCGCACCGGAACTGTAACGGAGGTGGACCGGGACAACTGGCTTTGCCGGGTGAAAACGGGTGAACTTGAAACGAACTGGATTAACTGGCTGACGCTGCGCGCGGGCAATTCACGCACCTGGTGGAAACCGTCCGTGGGGGAGCAGGTTGTGCTGTTCAGCCTGGGCGGCAATCTGGAAACAGCATTTGCGTTGCCTGCTGTCTACTCCAATCAGTTTCCTCCACCGTCCGACTCTGAGGACGGCAGCGTGACGGAATACCCAGACGGCGGATGGTTTGAGTACGAGCCTTCAACCGGGCGCTGGTACGTCCGGGGCATCAAGTCGATGGTTATCGAGGCGGCGGATAACGTCACCTTTAAAACCGGGGAATTTGTCGTGGAAGCTGACACCACCCGCATTAACAGTGAGGTAGTGATTAATGGCGCTGTCACCCAGGGCGGCGGCCCGATGAGTTCTAACGGGATCGTGGCGGATGACCACGCCCACGACAAAGTGAAGTCCGGCGGTGATACATCAGGAGGTCCGGTATGACGATGTTTTCCGGCATGAGCAGCGCCACGGGTAAGGCCATTACCGACACCGAACATCTGCGCCAGTCCGTGAAGGACATTCTGATTACCCCACAGGGCAGTCGCATTGCGCGCCGGGAATACGGTTCACTGCTGTCAGCCCTGATTGACCAGCCACAAAACCCGGCGCTGCGTCTGCAGATGATGAGCGCGGTGTACGTCGCGCTGATGCGCTGGGAGCCACGGCTGACGCTGGACGGCATCACCATTAACAGCAGCTTTGACGGTTCGATGGTGGTCGACCTGACCGGGCGGCGTACTGACGGTGCGCCCGTTTCCCTTTCCGTATCAACAGGAGCAGGTAATGGCAGTTATTGACCTTTCCCAGCTGCCGCCGCCGCAGATTGTGGATGTGCCGGACTTTGAGACTCTGCTGGCTGAGCGTAAAGCGGCGTTTGTGGCGCTGCACCCGGCTGACCGGCAGGACGCGGTGCGCCGCACACTGGCGCTGGAATCCGAACCGATTACCAAACAACTGCAGGAAAGTGCCTACCGGGAAATCCTGCTGCGCCAGCGTATCAACGAGGCGGCGCTGGCGGTGATGGTGGCTTATGCCAACAGCAGCGACCTGGAGCAGCTCGGTGCTAACTACAACGTTAAGCGCCTGACGGTTACGCCTGCAGATGACGATGCCGTGCCGCCAGTAGCGGCAGTGATGGAAACCGATGAAGCACTGCGCCTGCGCATCCCGGCAGCCTTTGAGGGGCTGTCTGTGGCGGGACCCACGGCGGCCTACGAGTTTCACGCCAAAAGTGCCGACGGGCGCGTGGCAGATGCCAGCGCAACCAGCCCGGCCCCGGCAGAGGTGGTGCTGACAGTATTAAGCCGGGAGGGTGACGGCACGGCGGATGCAGACCTGCTGGCGGTGGTGGAAAAAGCGCTGAACAGCGAGAGCGTGCGCCCGGTGGCTGACCGCCTGACGGTGCGCGGGGCTTCAATTGTGAATTACAGCGTGCGCGCCTTGCTCTATCTCTATCCAGGGCCGGAGTCTGAACCCATTCTGGAGGCGGCAAGGGCAAGCCTGCAGAAGTACATCGCCAGCCAGACCCGACTGGGGCGGGATATTCGCCTGAGCGCCATCTATGCGGCCCTGCATGTTGAGGGCGTGCAGCGGGTGGAACTGCTTTCGCCGCTGGCGGATGTGGTGCTGGATAAAACCCAGGCTGCCTCCTGCACTGACTGGAACGTGAGCGTCGGGGGCACGGATGAATAGTCTGTTGCCGCCGGGTTCGTCAGCACTTGAGCGCCGCCTGGCGGAAAGCTGCAGCGGTATTTCCGATCTGCAGGTGCCACTGCGTGACCTCTGGAACCCGACGACGTGCCCGGTCAGTTTTTTGCCTTATCTGGCCTGGGCGTTTTCGGTGGATCGATGGGACGAAAGCTGGGCGGAAAGTGTTAAGCGCCGGGTGGTGCAGGATGCTTTCTACATCCATCAGCACAAGGGCACAGCCAGCGCCGTGCGGCGTGTGGTGGAGCCGTTCGGTTTCCTGATTCGCATTCTTGAGTGGTGGCAGACCAACGAGGCCCCCGGCACTTTCCGGCTGGATATTGGCGTGCAGGACCAGGGCATCACAGAGGAAACCTATCTGGAGCTGGAGCGCCTGATCGGTGACGCCAAACCTTGCAGCCGTCATCTGGTCGGCATGTCCATCAACCTGCAGACGAGCGGCCCGTTTTGGGTAGGGGCTGGAACTTACATCGGGGAAGAAATCACAGTCTACCCGTATATCAACGAAACCATTACGTCCGGCGGCCATGCCTTTGCGGGCGGAGCGGTCCATGTTATTGACACAGTGAGAGTGAACCCATGAGCGCAAGATTTTATACCCTGCTGACGGACATTGGCGCGGCAAAACTGGCAAGTGCTGCCGCGCTCGGTGTCCCGCTGAAAATCACCAAAATGGCAGTGGGCGACGGGGGCGGTGTGCTGCCGACACCCAGCGCGCAGCAGACTGGCCTGATTGCAGAAAAGCGCCGCGCCGACCTGAACATGCTCTACATCGACCCGCAGAACAGCAGCCAGATTATTGCTGAACAGGTGATCCCCGAAACAGAAGGCGGGTGGTGGATTCGTGAAGTCGGGCTGTTTGATGAGACAGGCGCGCTGATTGCCGTCGGCAACTGCCCTGAAAGTTACAAGCCGCAGCTGGCTGAGGGCAGCGGGCGCACGCAGACAGTGCGCATGGTGCTGATCACCAGTAGCACCGATAACATCACCCTGAAAATTGACCCGGCGGTGGTGCTGGCAACCCGCAAGTATGTGGATGACAAGGTGCTGGAGCTGAAGGTGTACGTGGATGACCAGATGGCAAAGCATATCGCTGCCGCTGATCCGCACACGCAGTACGCCCCGAAAGATAGCCCGACACTGACAGGCACGCCCAAAGCACCCACCGCTGCCGCCGGGACCAATACCACGCAGATCGCCAGTACCGCCTTTGTGCAGGCAGTGGCGACGCTGCTTAACAATGCGTTGGCCCTGAAAGCCCCGCTGGCAAGCCCTGGACTGACTGGAACGCCAACGGCACCAACGGCGGCGCAGACGGTGAACACCACGCAGATTGCCACCACGGCATTTGTGAAAGCAGCCATTGCCGGGCTTGTTGGTTCGTCGCCTGCCGCACTGGATACGCTGAACGAGCTGGCGGCGGCATTGGGTAACGATGCGAATTTTGCCACTACCATGACCAATGCTCTGGCAGGCAAGCAACCACTGGACAGTACGCTGACAAACCTTAGCGGAAAGGACGTTGCCGGGCTTCTCTCATACCTTGGTTTGGGAGAGCTAGCCAAAACCCCGCGCTTCCTTGTCAGCAAAGGGAGCAATGCAAATGGGTGGTATGAAATTTACAGTGACGGATTCAAACGTGTAGGGCAGGCATGGAATACAAACAGCCCTTTGTCGATTCCAACCCCGGCGAGCGGGGTACGTGTGGTTTATCCGATAAGTTTCACTATAGAACTAAAGGGGTTATATGCGACTGAAAACGGAAATATGAGTAATAGCTTTGAGTTTTCCAATCCCGCTCAAATTGGATTAACTGGTTTTAATATGGCGACAATGGAAGTCACACTTGGAACTTCACCTGTAACCAGCTACGGATCGTCTTTCGCAGGTTATTATTTCGCAGAGGGTTATTAATATGTGGTACTGGAACCCAATAGATTGCAACGAAGGCATTTCGGGAGTGCATGATATTAGTCACTGCGTTGAAATTAATGACGATAGCCATCACTTTAAAACACTACCCACGCCATATGGTATGACGTGGGCCAGTGATAAGAACAATTTACCAACGCTGGTAGATATCCCTGATGTCGAACCCGTAGAACCAAATATTAACTTGTTGCATCAGTGACAGTTATCAGCACCGGCTCGCCGTGCTCATTGACGCCGAGCCGTGCCCCTTCTGGTATTTCTGTGACTGTAAAAAACCAATTGTCATCGGGTAACTCAATCGCGCCAGCAATATCATGAAAGCCGGGGATCACTTCGGTCATTGTTTCAGGGTTAAACAGGCGCATAGTTAACTCTCCATGAAAATGAATTTGAGGAAGGTGTACCGTCGTATGCCTGGCAACGAGCTGCGAAACCAGAGGCGCTCACTTCACTATCCAATACCATCGAAACATGAGTCATGTTTCCCGTTTTGTCTCCTATCAGTCGTTCGGCGATACTGATATATCTGGAAAGAGATGGCAGAGATATTGGATAAGTGATGGTGGCCTTGCCATTATCATGTACTCCGCTAATTCCCATAAGCTCAACAGCGCCGTCTGACCAGATAGTCCAGCAGCCGTTTGCATTCCGCCCTCTGCTTGTAATGAATTTCGCTCCTCCCAAACCAACCTTTAAGCAAATGCAGATTTCATCGCTGCATGGCATTCTTTCGCCTTTTTAAAGGACGGAAAATCATGCTGGTCGGCTACGTTAGGGTGTCAACAAATGAGCAAAACACGGCATTACAGCGAAACGCGTTAGAAAGCGCAGGATGTGAGCTGATATTTGAAGACAAGATAAGCGGCAAAACATCGGAAAGGCCGGGGCTTAAAAAGGTCTTAAAGACCCTGGCTGCGGGTGACACCCTGGTTGTATGGAAACTTGATCGGCTGGGCCGGAGTATGCGCCACCTGGTCACGCTTATTGAAGAACTGCGCGTAAGCGGGATTAATTTTCGCAGCCTGACGGACAGCATTGATACCTCAACCCCCATGGGGCGCTTTTTCTTTCATGTAATGGGAGCACTGGCGGAAATGGAGCGTGAATTAATTGTTGAACGCACCCGCGCAGGGTTAGCGGCTGCGAGAGAACAGGGACGGATCGGGGGGAGAAGGCCAAAATTAACGCCGGAGCAATGGGCGCAGGCCGGAAGACTTATTGATGCCGGGGAATCCAGGCAGAGAGTCGCCATTATTTATGATGTGGCGATATCGTCGCTTTACCGAAAGTTTCCTGCTGGTAAGCAGTAGCGCCCCTATTGTGCCAGTGCCGACACAACCGCCATCACGTGCGCCGCGCGCGCAACCACCAGAACATAGTCGCACCCCTGTAAACCGGAGAAATGCCTAATGTCTCAGGACTACCACCACGGGGTGCGCGTTGAGGAAATCAACGAAGGCACCCGCACCATTACCACGGTGAGCACCGCCATTGTGGGAATGGTCTGCACCGGGGATGACGCCGACCCGTCAGTGTTTCCCCTCAATAAACCCGTCTTACTGACCGACGTACTGACCGCCAGCGGCAAAGCGGGCGAGTCCGGCACCCTGGCCCGTTCACTGGATGCGATTGCCGACCAGGCCAAACCTGTCACCGTGGTTATCCGCGTGGCGCAGGGCGAAACCGAAGCAGAAACCACCACCAACATCATCGGCGGTGTGACGGCTGACGGCAAAAAAACGGGCATCAAGGCGCTGCTCTCGGCGCAGTCTCAGCTGGGCGTGAAGCCGCGCATTCTCGGCGTGCCGGGCCATGATACGCAAGCCGTTGCCACCGAATTGCTGGGCGTGGCGCAAAGCCTGCGCGGGTTCGCTTACCTGTCGGCCTATGGCTGCAAAACGATGGAAGAAGCGATCACCTACCGTGAGAATTTTAGCCAGCGTGAAGGGATGTTGATCTGGCCTGACTTCATCAATTTTGACACCGTGCTGCAGGCCGATGCCACGGCGTTTGCCACGGCCCGTGCCCTGGGTCTGCGTGCCAAAATCGACGAACAGACCGGGTGGCACAAAACCCTGTCCAACGTCGGCGTGAACGGCGTCACCGGGCTGTCGGCGGATGTATTCTGGGACCTGCAGGACCCGGCAACCGATGCGGGGCTGCTGAACCAGAACGATATCACCACGCTTATCCGCAAAGATGGCTTCCGCTTCTGGGGTTCCCGCTGCCTGAGCGATGATCCGCTTTTTGCCTTTGAGAGCTACACCCGCACGGCGCAGGTGCTGGCTGACACTATGGCAGAAGCCCATATGTGGGCGGTGGACAAACCGCTTAACCCGTCACTGGCCCGCGACATTATCGAAGGTATCCGCGCCAAAATGCGCAGCCTGGTGAGTCAGGGTTATCTGATTGGCGGTGACTGCTGGCTGGATGAGTCCGTGAACGACAAGGACACGCTCAAGGCCGGGAAGCTGCTGATCGATTACGACTACACGCCAGTGCCACCACTGGAAAATCTGCTGTTACGCCAGCGCATCACGGACCAGTACCTGATGAATTTCGCCAGCCAGGTCAGCGCATAAGGGGGCAACATGGCTTTACCACGCAAGTTAAAACACCTGAACCTGTTCAACGACGGGAACAACTGGCAGGGGATCGTTGAATCCCTGACCCTGCCGAAATTCACCCGCAAGTTTGAGAAGTATCGCGGCGGCGGCATGGCTGGCGCGGTGGATGTGGACATGGGGCTGGATGACGGCGCGCTGGACACGGAATTTTCCATTGGCGGGATGGAATCGCTGCTGTTTAAACAGCTGGCGAAGACCACCGCCGACGGCGTGCAGCTGCGCTTTACCGCATCCATCCAGCGCGATGACACCGGAGAAGTGCAGGCCGTCGAGCTGGTTGTGCGTGGGCGTCATAAAGAGATTGATTCCGGCGAGCTGAAAACCGGGGAGAGCAACGCCACCAAAGTCAGCAGCACCAATAGCTACGCCAAGCTGACCATTAACGGCGAAGTGCTGTACGAGGTCGACACGATCAACATGGTTGAGATCGTGGACGGCGTGGACCTGATGGAAGCGCACCGCCGCGCCATCGGCCTGCAGTAACCCATAACGGCGCGGACCTCCGCGCCCTGTTTCCCGATGTAAGGACAAGAACATGAGCGACAAAACGAACGAAAAAACCGTGGTACTGGATACGCCTATTCTGCGCGGCAAAAGCGAAATCAAAGAGGTGGTGCTGCGTAAACCCCAGTCTGGTGCGCTGCGTGGCACCCGCCTGCAGGCGATCATGGATATGGACGTGAGCGCGATGATGACCATCATTCCTCGTATCTCCAGCCCGACCCTGACCCCGCAGGAAATGGCGGAGCTGGACCCGGCGGACCTCACCGCAATGTCCGTGGAGGTGGTCACTTTTTTGTTGAAGAAGTCGGTGCTTGCCGATTTGCCGACAGCCTGACGGTTGATGACCTGGTGGCAGATATTGCCACCATTTTTCACTGGCCGCCGTCCGTCACTGACGTTATGCCGCTGACTGAGGTGCTGGAGTGGCGGCATAAAGCAATCCTGAGAAGCGGGGCCAGCGATGAGTGATAACAACCTGCGCCTGCAGGTGGTACTGAATGCGGTTGATAAACTCACCCGCCCATTCCGAAATGCACAGGCCAGCACGAAAGAGCTGGCTGGTGCTATCCAGACGACCAGAAACAGCCTCAAAGAGCTGAACAAGCAAGCCGGGCGTATTGATGAGTTTCGCAAGTCCCGATCTCAGCTCGCCATCACGGCGAACAACCTCAAATTAGCCCGCGAAGAAGCCGCGAAACTTGCCACTCAATTTACCGCCACTAATCGCCCAACTGCTGCCCAGTCGAAACTTTTTGCGCAGGCAAAAACACGGGTTCAGGCGCTGCAGCAAAGCTATAACGGCCTCCTGGGTTCGGTGCAGCGCCAGCGCCAGGCGCTCAAAGATTCCGGCATTGATACGAAAAAACTGAGCGGTGCGCAGCGGGAACTGCGGCAGAACGCAGACGAAACCCGGCAGGCTCTGGACAGACAACAGAAATCACTGAAAAGGCTGGGTGAGCAACAGGCACGCATGAACGCTGCACGGGCGGAGTATTCCCGCCGCCTGGAAGTGCGGGATAGCGTTGCCGGGGCCGGGGCGACCACCACCGCTGCCGGGCTTGCAATGGGTGCGCCGGTAATGGCGGCGGTGAAAAGCTACGCCAGCATGGAAGATGCCATGAAGGGTGTGGCTAAACAGGTCAACGGCCTGCGCGATGACAACGGCAACCGCACCGCCCGTTTTTATGAAATGCAGGACGCCATCAAGGCCGCCAGTGAACAGCTGCCGATGGCAAATGGCGCGGTGGACTTTGCCGCCCTGGTTGAGGGTGGCGCACGCATGAACGTGGCAAACCCGAATGACTCCTGGGCTGACCAGAAGCGTGACCTGCTGGCCTTTGCCGCTACGGCGGCGAAAGCCTCCACGGCGTTTGAGCTTCCGGCGGATGAGCTTTCCGAAAGTCTGGGAAAAATTGCCCAGCTCTACAAAGTCCCGACTCGCAACATTGAGCAGCTGGGCGATGCGCTGAACTACCTGGACGATAATGCCATGTCAAAAGGCAGGGACATTATCGACGTCCTGCAACGCATGGGCGGGGTGGCAGACCGTCTGGATTATCGCAAAGCCGCGGCGCTCGGCTCCACGTTCCTGTCCCTCGGCACTGCCCCGGAAGTGGCAGCCAGTGCGGCAAATGCCATGGTGCGTGAGCTGTCCATTGCCACCATGCAGAGCAAAAGCTTTTTTGCAGGCATGGACCTGCTGAAACTGAACCCGGCGCAGCTTGAAAAAGAGATGACCCGGGATGCAATGGGCACCATTCAGCGCGTGCTGGAGAAGGTCAACAACCTGCCCAAAGACAAGCTACTGGGCGCGATGACGCTGATTTTTGGCAAGGAGTTTGGTGATGACGCGGCGAAGTTGGCAAACAACCTGCCGGAACTGCAGCGCCAGCTCAAACTCACCTCTGGCAGTGACGCCAACGGCTCCATGCAGAAAGAGTCCGACATCAACAAAGACTCCCTGTCCTCGCAGTGGTTGCTGGTTAAGACCGGAGCACAGAACACGTTCAGCAGCCTGGGTGAAACGCTGCGCCAGCCGCTGATGGATATCATGGATGTAGTGAAGATAGTCACTGGCGCGTTACGCCGCTGGGTGGAGCAAAATCCGCAGTTAGTGGGCACGCTGATGAAGGTAGCCGCCGCCGTTGCTGCAATTACCGTGGTGCTGGGAACCCTGGCAATTACCGTTGCTGCGGTGCTGGGGCCGCTGGCAATTTTGCGGTTTGGCCTGAGTGTCATGGGCATTAAAACGTTGCCAACCCTGACTGCGGCATTGTCCCGTTCCGGCAGTGCATTGTCATGGCTGGCAGGTGCGCCTCTTTCTCTGCTGCGTCGTGGCATGGCCTCGTCAGGTGGCAGTGCTGGCTTACTGGCTGGGCCACTGAATGCACTGCGGCGCTCTGCCGGGCTGGCAGGAAATGCCCTGAAAGCGATAGCTGGCGCACCGCTGGCAATCTTTCGCGCCGGAATGGCAGGGTTGCGCGGGCTTCTGGGCCGGGTGATGAATCCGCTGGCACTGCTGCGCAGCAGCCTGGGTGCAGTGGGCGGGGTATTGCGTTTTCTGGTATCCGGTCCGCTGGCTGTCCTGCGCATGGCGTTGTATGGCCTTTCTGGATTGTTGGGTGCACTGCTCAGTCCGATAGGGCTGGTTGTGGCGGCTCTGGCAGGTGTGGCGCTGGTTATCTGGAAATACTGGCAGCCCATCGGTGCATTTTTAGGGGGCGTCGTTGAAGGATTTAAAGCTGCCGCAGCCCCAATCAGCGCAGCGTTCGATCCGTTAAAACCCGTGTTTCAGTGGATAGGTGACAAAGTGCAGGCGCTGTGGGGATGGTTCACCGATCTGTTGGCTCCGATTAAATCGACTTCTGCGGAGTTGAGCAGCGCAGCAGCGATGGGGCGCGTCTTTGGTGAAGCACTGGCGGAAGGGCTGAACATGGTGATGCACCCGCTTGAGTCGCTTAAATCGGGGGTGTCCTGGCTGCTGGAAAAACTCGGCATTGTCAGCAAAGAGGCTGCCAAAGCCCGTCTGCCTGATCAGGTTGTTCGCCAGCAACCCGCCACGGTGAACAATGACGGCAAAGTGATGTTACCGCCGGGCGGATTCCCGTCCATGGGCTTTGCCGGAATGTATGACAGCGGCGGCGATATCCCTCGCGGTCAGTTTGGCATTGTCGGGGAGAACGGCCCGGAAATCGTCAACGGTCCGGCAAATGTGACCAGCCGCAGACGCACTGCCGCGCTGGCTTCCGTTGTTGCCGGGATGATGGGCACGGCAGCGGTGCCTGCAGAGGCGGTGCCACTTCACCCGATGAGCCTGCCCGCTGCCACTTATCGGGTGCCGTCGGAAAAACCTGCCAGCCAGCCATCGGTTGTGCGTTATGAAATTAACGCGCCAATTCATATCGTCGCCCAGCCAGGGCAAAACGCGCAGGACATTGCCCGCGAAGTTGCAAGGCAGCTCGATGAGCGTGAGCGCCGGGCCAGAGCGAAAGACCGTAGTAATTTCAGTGACCAGGGGGGATATGATTCATGATGATGGTGCTGGGTTTATACGTGTTTCAACTGCGCACGGTTCCTTATCAGGAGCTGCAGTATCAGCGCAGCTGGCGACACGCGACCAACTGCCGGGTGAGCCGCCGTCCGTCCACGCAATTTCTTGGCCCGGATAATGATTCGCTGACGCTTTCCGGTGTGCTGCTGCCTGAAATTACTGGCGGCAGGTTGTCACTTCTGGCGCTGGAACAGATGGCGGAGCTGGGCAAGTCGTGGCCCTTGATTGAGGGCAGCGGCACCATTTACGGCATGTTTGTGATTGAGAGCCTGAACCAGACTAAAACGGAGTTTTTTGCCGGAGGAGAGGCCAGGCGGATTGAGTTTACGCTGACGCTCAAACGGGCGGATGAGTCACTGTCTGATATGTTCGGCAGCCTAAGCGACCAGTTGAGCAACCTGCAGGACTCCGCTGCTGGCGCGATTGGTAACATCACAAACACCGTGGGTGGGCTGCTGCAATGAATGTCAGTTCAGACCTTCTCGACCTCAACAGCAAAGCGCCTGCTTTCAGTATCGTGATTGAAGGTAAGAACGCGACGGAGGTGCTGGACAAGCGCCTGATGAGCCTGACTCTGACGGACAACCGGGGCTTTGAAGCGGACCAGCTCGATCTGGAACTGGATGATGCAGACGGGCAGATTGTTCTGCCCCGACGTGGGGCAGTCATCACCCTGGCGCTGGGCTGGAAAGGGCAGCCCCTTTTTCCAAAGGGCAGTTTCACGGTGGACGAAATTGAACATACAGGCGCGCCGGACAGGCTGACTATCCGCGCCCGCAGCGCCGACTTCCGGGAAACCCTGAACACACGCCGGGAGAAGTCCTGGCATCAGACAACGGTGGGCGACGTGGTGAAAGACATTGCCGCCCGCCACAATCTGACAATGGCGCTGGGCAAAGACCTGACCAGCAAACCGCTGGATCACCTGGACCAGACCAACGAAAGCGACGCGAGTTTCCTGATGAAACTGGCCCGGCAGTATGGTGCCATCGCATCCGTCAAAGACGGTCATCTGCTGTTTATCCGCCAGGGGCAGGGCAGAACTGCCAGCGGAAAGCCGCTGCCGGTAATCACCCTTACCCGCAGTGCCGGAGACAGCCACCGTTTTAGCCTGGCAGACCGGGGAGCTTATACAGGTGTGATTGCCAGCTGGTTACACACGCGGGAGCCTGCGAAGAAAGAAACCACTGGCGTTAAGCGTCGGAAGAAAACCACGACAACAAAAGAGCCGGAGGCAAAGCAGGGAGATTACCTGGTCGGGACGGATGAAAATGTGCTGGTCCTGAACCGGACCTATGCCAACCGGGCCAATGCTGAACGGGCCGCGAAAATGCAGTGGGAACGCCTGCAGCGTGGTGTGGCTTCCTTCTCGCTACAGCTGGCAGAAGGCCGTGCAGATCTCTACACGGAAATGCCCGTGAAGGTCAGCGGCTTTAAACAGCCCATAGATGAAGCAGAGTGGACGATCACCACGCTCACGCATACGGTCAGCGCTGACAATGGTTTTACGACCAGCATTGAGTTTGAGGTAAAAATAGACGATCTCGAAATGGAATAATTGGTTCTCAATATTGAATAATGGTGTATCATTATTGCGATTACAGCAAAGGTGAGGAGAGTTGATAAATGATGAATTGTCCGTTGTGCGGTCAGTCCGCACATACACGCAGCAGTTTTCAAGTCTCCACGCAAACCAAAGAGCGCTATAACCAATGCACTAATATTGAGTGCGGGCATACCTTCGTTACGCATGAAACGTTTGTGAGATCGGTTTGCCGTCCTGAGAAAATCAGTGCTGCACCACCGCATCCGAAAGGGATGCAAGAACAGTTTGCATACTGA